ACGGCCGATCTCCAAGTATCCACATACTACAACCAATAGGAGAAAACATGGCCACAACAATCATCACCGGCAGAAATGTGAGCTTCAGCATCGATGGGGATACTTTTGATGCACAAGCAACCTCAGCCGTTCTCACAGTTGATTCAACGATCAACACATACCAGACACTCGATGGCAAGGCGTACTACACAACCGATACTCAAGGCACATTTGCTGTTGAGATGTTGGCGGATTGGGGCGTTGCTTCATCGCTTTGCGAAATGCTTTGGAATCAAGCTGAGAATTCACCAAATACACCTTTGGCTGTAATTCTTGAAACAGAGCCGGGCACCACTTTTAACTTTACTGTTCAGCCAATCTTTCCATCAGCTGGCGGAACAGCACCAGATGCACAGACTGTCTCAATGAGCTTCACCTGTGTGACAACACCTACATTGGCATAGTGAAAGGAAATCGGGAGCATGAAACTACCAATCACAATTGAATTCGCTACGGGGGAGAGCGCGACCTATACCGCGCTCCCACCGGAGTGGATGAAATGGGAAAACAAAACTGGAAACACAATCCAGCAAGTCTCTGAGAAATTAGGAATTGCTGATTTGATGTTTTTGGCTTATCACGCCATGAAGCGCGAGGCAGCTGGAAAGCCTGTCAAGCCTTTTGAGGTCTGGTGTGAGACTGTTGCTGACATCAACATGGGAGACACCGATAGCCCAAAAGCTACGAACCCGGATCAATAAACCGGATCATTTGGGAATTGGCTATCGATACGGGATTGTCACCATCAGAGTTTCAAACACCGGAGGACATTTTAACCGCTTTTGAGATACTAAGGATCAAAAATGGCAACTGAACCAATCACTTACGATAAGAGTGATTTGCGCGGCATCATCAAAGCTTTCAAAGCCATGGATGAGCAATCGGTTGCCGAGGCCAAAGGCGTTTCAAATGGTTTGGCCACTTATCTGCAATCAAAGGTCACAAATGCAGCTGCCAATCGCCCAAATAGAGCGGCAATACGCATTGCACAAGGATCGCGTGTAAGTAAGTCATCAAAGATTGGTGAGATCAGCTACGGCTTTGTATCTCAGAAATTTAGCGGTGGCGGTACAACTCAACAGCTTTGGGGAGGCTTTGAATTTGGATCACGGAGATTCAAGCAATTTCCGATTTGGTCTGGTAAAGCTCCGGGAGGCATTGGATCATTTGGATACTTTATTTATCCAACCTTGCGTGCCGAACAGCCACACATCATCAAAGAGTGGGAAAATGCATTTTCTAAGATTTTGAAGGAGTGGTGATGGCTGAAAGATCAAGAACACTCAAGCTCTCCATCCTTGCTGATGTAGACAAACTAAAGCAAAGCCTCAATGTAGGCTCAAAGGATGTTGATGGATTTGCCGGCAAGATCGGTGATTTCAGCAAAAAAGCCGCGCTGGCTTTTGCTGCCGTGGCTGCCGCAGCTGGTGCAATGGCTATCAAAATTGGTGTCGATGCTGTCAAAGCTGCATCCGATTTGTCCGAGACAATTTCAAAGGTTGGCGTTTTATTTGGTGACACCGCTGATGACATTGAGAAATTTGCCGATGGTGCCGCATCCTCACTAGGCCAGACAAAGCAACAGGCATTGGATGCCGCTGCAACATTTGCCACATTTGGAAAGTCTGCCGGACTAAGCGGCAAGGATTTGAGCAAATTCTCCATTGACTTTGTAAAGCTTTCATCAGATTTGGCCTCTTTCAATAACACATCACCAGAGCAAGCCATCAACGCCATTGGATCGGCATTGCGTGGAGAAGCTGAACCATTGCGCCAATACGGAGTTTTGTTAGACGATGCCTCATTGCGCCAAGCCGCTTTGGAATTGGGAATCATCAGCACCACCAAAAATGCGCTTACACCGCAGCAAAAGGTCTTGGCAGCTCAAGCTTTGATTTACAAGCAAACAGGTGCAGCACAAGGCGATTTTGAGCGCACGAGCGATGGCCTAGCCAACCGCACAAGAATTCTCACAGCTCAATTGGAAAACGCAAAAACCACAATTGGACAAGCTCTTTTGCCTGTCGTTTTGGAATTGGCCACTTTGTTTTCAGACAAGGTTATTCCGATTGTGCAAAAGGTCGCGGATGCTTTTGGAGAAAAGAAAGACGGCATGGGCGGCACACTTACCGCTTTGGCCGATGGCATTAAAGGCTTTGTGCAGCCAATCTTTGAAGGCTTAAGATCAGCTTTTGACAAGATCAAAAACACAGTCATTGAAAACAAAGATGAATTTCAGGCTTTCTTTGATGTGGTCAAAGCGGCAGCACCAATTATCGGCAATGTTATTGGAGCAGCTTTCAATGTTGCTGGCACAGTAGCCAGCACAGTTTTGAATCTGATTTCAAATGTTTTGGGTGCTCTTAAAACAATCATCAACACAGCCATTGATGGCATCAATCTTGTGATCCGAGGCCTTAATTTGATTAAGCCGGGGCCAGACATTGCAAGTATTGGCAAGATCGGCACATCGACTGGATCAAGCTCAACGGGTGGCATTTCGGTGCCGGCAGCATCATTGCCAAGCGGTTTTAAGCCAGCTGGCACAACTACATCAAAACCGACTGTGACAGTCACGCCAACTGTTACTCCAACACCAGTTGCAACTGTTGCAGCCTCAGCGGCAGCGGCAGCAAAGGCAGCGGCAGCCAACACAGCTGTTTCAAGCAATTTCAATCCGGGTCGTTTTCGAATCGGTGAGGAATCTGATCGCGTTGGAACAACCATCAATTTAACTGTGACTGGAGCATTTGACAAAGAAGGCACAGCACGCACGATCGTGGACACGCTGAATAATTCCTACTATCGCGGCACAGGTGGCGCAACTAACCTGCAAATAGCATGAGTCAATTTAATCCTGTTTGGCGTGTGATTATTGGTGGCACCACATACACCAATTACGCTTTGGCAAATCTTGGCATTACATCAGGCCGGACAAACATTTATGAGCAAGCCCAAGCCGGCTATGTTAATTTAGAGCTAATTAACCTCGATCAATCAGCCATCGACATTGAAATCAATGATGGTGTCACCATCGAATTGCAAGATTCAACAGCGACATTTGTGCCAATCTTTGGCGGAACTGTCGTGGAATTTGACATCGCCATTGCCGCATCAGGCGTAGTGGGAATCAATCAATCGGTTTCGATTACCGCTTTGGGAGCTTTATCACGATTGCCAAAAGCTTTGACCGATGGTGTTTTGTCAAAGGATTTTGATGGTGAACAAATCCTATCAATTCTGACCGACCTTTTGATCAACTCATGGAACGAGGTCCCGGCAGCTTTGCAATGGGCTACCTATGATCCAACAGAGCAATGGCAAAACGCACAAAACACCGGATTGGGTGAGATTGATACACCAGGCAATTATGAGCTGGCCAATCGTGGTGCAGCGAGCATCAATGTTTATTCATTGGTATCGGCTTTAGCCACATCGGGATTGGGTTACATTTACGAAAACGCATTGGGGCAAATCTCGTATGCTGACAGCACACATCGATCAGTTTATTTGGCAGCCAACGGATACACGGATCTTTCTGCTGCTCAGGCTTTAGCCAATTCGCTATCAATCCAGACTCGATCTGGTGACATCCGAAACGAAATTGTGTTGAAATACGGCAACAATTCAAGCAATGAGGTTGTCGATTCTGATGCAACATCAATTGGTCTGTATGGCAAGTTAGCCCAAATCATTACAACCACCATTGAAAATGCCAGCGATGCCGAGGATCAGGCTGCTTTTTATTTAACGCTAAGAGCCTATCCACAAGCCAATTTTAACCAAATCACATTTGAGCTGACCAACCCGGAAATCGATGATGCTGATCGCGATGCTTTGATCAACATTTTCATGGGGTTGCCATTGCGTATAAATGATTTGCCGCTGAACATGGCATCGGGCACATACCTTGGTTTTGTGGAAGGTTGGACATGGCGTGCCGCTTACAACAGCGTATCGGTTACGGCTATTCTTTCCCCATTGGCATTTTCATTGCAAGCCATGCAATGGCAAGATGTCGCAATTTCAGAGACATGGAACACAATCAGCGGCAGCCTAGATTGGGCCACCGCGCTAGTCGTAGCGTAAGGAGAAACAAGTGAGCAACCCGACCAATCCATTTTCGTGGCAAATGCCGACACCGACCGATTTGGTCACGGATTTGCCAGCGGATTTCGAAGTTTTCGGACAAGCTGTGGCCACATCATTGGCTGATCTATTGGGCGGCACAACCGATCAAGTGTTGGCCAAAAATAGCAATACAGACATGGATTTCAAGTGGGTCACATCAGATGATGCCAACGCAATCCAAAATAGCATTGTCAATGCAAAAGGTGACATTATCGGTGCAAGCGCAAATGACACCCCGGCAATTACAAGCGTGGGCGCAAACGACACCATGCTTATTGCAGACTCAACTGCTGCAACTGGTCTTGCTTGGAAAACTGCAACTACGCAATTTCCTTGGCAAGCATGGACACCAACATTGACCAACATAACACTTGGAAACGGGACAATTGTCGCGCGTTATCAACAGATTGGTAAAACAATTAATTTTGAAGTTCTTTTTACAATGGGATCGACAAGTGCAATGGGATCAGTTCCGCAAGTTTCGATGCCTGTTTCACCCTGCTCAAATTGCACTTTTGACACAATTGCCTCAAATTCCAGATTTCATCGCCTCCACCCAATCTCTTTGGAATCACATGATCAATGTGCATTTGGCCTTCGGATTGCCCACACATCTGGCAGCATCCATCACGCTTGAGCACAGCTTCTCTGATCTTACGCCAACGGCTTGTGCTCCCACCTTTCCAAGCTCTTGACATCAATGCCACCCATGCTTTCGCCAATGAGCCAAAGCTCCATTGCAAATCTTGCCTTGATACCTGTGGTCGATGTATCTGAGAGTCCAGTCAATCATGCGAAAGCCATCAAGGTTTCTGTATTTTGTGTTTCGCATCTGGCCTAAGCCAAAGTGATTGCCATTGGGATTGATTGCTTCCACACGCCAATTGCTTTCTTTTGTAATGAGGATGTCAAAGCATTTCATCTCTTGCCAATCAACAATTCGAGAGTGAGCATATAGTTTTAATGAATTGATTGATGGTTTAACTTCTTTTGCAGCTGTTGCCGGTGTTGTGCCAACAATACATAGCACGGCCAATAGCACCATACATCGCGCCCGAGCTATCCGGCACACCGGCTCGTCTGCGAGTCTGGAGCGTACCAACGCTGTCAAATACCGAGCGTAATCTTGGGCGATTCCAACAGGTTTCGCACACCTGTGGATAAAGCCTGTGGATAACTTATGCATCTTTACCCCATCCAACACCTTTGAAAGTAATGCCTGTGATGCTGTAAATGCGCTCCATTGTGATGCCGCATTTGCTGCAATTGGGAGCAGCTACATCACCATCTGCATTGATGTCACGATTGATGCCGTAAGTCGTATTGCACACCGAGCATTTGAATTCATAGTAAGCCATCAGCTAGTTCTCCAATTCGTGCATCATCAACGATCTTTATGCCAAAGGTGCCACAGCTCATGCATTGTGCAAACCATTCGTGCTCTGTTAGCTCTGCACCTTTCTTAAGGCCATGGCGTTGCTTAGGCTTTCCGTACAGCTTCGAACAGATCGAACAATCAAATTGCAGGATGTGCATAATTGCTCCTTTGTAAAGTCTCAATGGGTTGCAGATTGATTTGAGGCACACTCCAATTGTTTTGTGATGCATTGCGATAGCGTGGTTTTTTGGCCACGGCTACCGGCATCCAGCCGACAATGTGCATCTTTGGCGAGCTGCCTGTAACTAGCACGGCAATGTCACGATCGTGTCTATCCGAATCCTGAATCCATAAATTGCTTGCCGGATTGGCTGACCATTTGACCTCAATGTGCTCACCCACATCAGCCTTGGATTTATCCCACGTGATGCCCGGTGTGTAGTCATAGCCCAAGCGTTTTGCTACAACAAACTCAGCGGCCATCGATTCACCCATTTGGGCAACATAGGCAAACCATGAAATGTCTTTGACAATGCGTGAGCTGTGATCAGCTGATCGATCATGGCAATGTTGAATCGCTGCAATCATGCATTGCACTTCCTCAATGCGATCTATCATCGGCAATCACCACAAAACCAAATGATGTTGTCTTGCTTGTCATAGCCTTTTTGGTAGCCGAAATGATCCAATCGCCTCAGCTGTGAGCACTTGTCGCATTGCTCGATTTTGTATTCCTCAACGATTTCGCCATTGCACATCAATCGCGCTTTCATCTCTTGAGGATAAATGATCTCTACATAGTCGCTCATACTTGTGGCTCCCATGTTCCTGTGCTTCGCAAGACATACCAACGCGGTGTGCATTGTTTCTCTTTGATTTTCTCGCTGCAAAAGTAGCCGCCCCACGATTTGGGTGCATCTGGCTTGCTTTGATTCCATCGCATCGATCCATGTGAGCACGATGGGACGGCATCCGTTGTCCATGCAGAATCCACCGATGATCCAAATGATGGTGTGCCAGCTTGCTCAGCTTCGGCCGCTGTTTGATAACTCGGCACATCGCCATGCTTGGTGCTCCAGTAGTCATAATCGGCTGCCGGTGTTTCACTCTTGACCAATGCCATGACCTCTTTGGTGGCCTTTTCGGTGTTGCCCATAACCAAGGCCATCACGCGCATCAAAGCTGATGTGCAAGTGTCCTCAATCATCCAGCGTTTCATTTTGTCCGGATAAGCTGCAAGATAGCCGTATGCATAATCAATGCCGGCTGGATCAATCTCGGTTTGATTGCGAAATGCTTTTGCTTGCACCAGCACATAGCCTTTTTCGGCATTAAATTCAATGATGTGCGATTCCAACCTACCTTGCGGAAATGTGGCAATCCATCGGTCTGTGCGCTCTTTGTTGCCTTCGTATCCATCCATAAAAGAGGCCATCATTTGACCTTCCGATCAGCTGATACAGCATGGCGTGCTACGGCTCGGCCTCTTGTATAGCCTTGTCGCTCGCCTTCCTTAAAACCTACCGAATAGGCCATGACAGCCCAAAAGGCTCCAGCGATCAAACACATGATCACAATTGATGCTTCGTTCATTGTATTGCTCCCGATTCTGGGAGCCGCGTATCAGCTCCCGAAATAGAGAGTGACAGGCAAATCCGACAAATTCAAGAATCACGCTCAAATCATGGCGTGTCGCTACCGGATAAACGCCTTTCAATGGTTTTTTCGTATTCTGATTTTGGCTTGTCTTTGAGGCCGTTAGATGCTAAAACCCCACCCAATGACCCGGTGAGAAAGATTGCCAATGTTTTGAGCAAATCGATGAAAGCTGCATCATTGGGAGCCTGTGCTCCAATTGGCTGTGTCACAAAAATCAATGCATAAGTGATGCCCAAAGTGACAATGAGAAACACAATGGCTAAAACAGATCCAATTAGAAACATCAATCGAGCTTTGATGTCCTCTTGACTTAAACGCTCTTTATTCTTTGAAGCCATCACCAATCACATCCTCTGTGCAAGTTCCAGTCACTTTGCATTGTGGTTTTTGGCACTCTGGGTTTTCCCAATTGGCGTGCTCTTGGCATGGGTATCGCACCCACCCGTCATAACCACACCCGGCAAGGCTTGACGAAAGGATCAAAGCCAAACCTGCCGCGAGTGATTTCCGAGTCACTTCCCCGTAGACCCGAAAGCTTTGTCAGCTGGATTTAACCAGCGCAAAATGACCGGCACAACAGCTGCCACTCCACCCATTGCCATTGCCTTGATGTCTCCACCAGCCATGTACACGGCCAAAGCTGCCGCGATGTATGACCGCGCCCATGATGCCGCAATTGCTTTTGCTTGCTCCATTATTTTTCTCCTTTTGGTCGATCCGGTAAATCACCGGTAAACGGCTCATAAGCTGGTCGGCCGTAACCGATAACAAATGAGCGTGCTCCCAAAGCTCTTGATTTGACCATGACTTCTCCACCATTGCGCTGGCTTCCTGATCCGCCTGATGTGTTGCCTTCGTATCCATCCATAAAAGAGGACATCATTTGACCTTCCGATCAGCTGATACAGCATGGCGTGCTACGGCTCGGCCGCGTGTGTAGCCTTGTCGCTCGCCTTCCTTAAAACCT